AATGGGAACTGAACCAGACTCAGGATCTACCTCAAATTCACCAGTTTCTTTATACTCAGAAACAAAGAGAACTTTTGGCATTTCGTCATCTTGTGCAACTTCCACATATGGAATTGGATTTGCTGGTTCACCAGGTTTTGGTTCTTCGTATAAGATTACTGGTAACTTTGGTTTCTTAACTGTGTTGTTCATTTCACACTGATTCTCTTTCATCTAAGATATTACAAAAACTTTCGTATGTGTCTAGATGATTTACCTTCTTTTTGATCTTAATTGTACGAATTGCTTGTTTTAGCGTCTTCATATCAAGACGATCGCTAAATTCTTCAATAAGATTAGCCTGATCTTCCTTCAAGAGCTGAAGCTCGTTCTCAGTGTTATTGTAACGATTCATGAATTCATCGGTGATCTTCTTTAGTTCACCGAGTTCCAATGGTTGTCTATCTGCGCCTTGGTCTTTACTCTTTTTTGCCATGTTAAAACTCCTGATTGGTATTGGAGTATCATAGCAAACTATGTTAAGAGTTTAACCTAATTTCTCTACAAACTGTATGGCTTGTTGAACAGCTTGTGGGTTTATGGCAGATGCCAAAATACCATTCAAATATTTCAAATAGATTTGTTTATATGCTTTTTTAATCTCAGGAACAGATGACTGCTTGAACTTTGCTATATCTTCAGGTTTTGTACCTTTTGGTAAACTACCCAAACTTGTTTTTTCAAACTCAGCAAAATCTGCGCCCATAAAAGACTTAAGTTTATCATAATCGTTGATAGTCATCAACTGTTTTACTCTGTTAAGAACAACATCTAAAGTTCCTTGTTCAATAGCAGTAACAAGAGGATTATTTTTTATTGCCTGTCTTATCTCAGGCTTTTTCATCAACTCAGTAACAGAAGCAAGAACTTGCTTTCTTAACTGTTCAACATCTACTTCTTCTTTTATGAGTGGTTTCTTTGACTCAGCCATTCCATCGCCACCGAAATCTCCACCATAATCTCCACCACCAGCAGCTCCTCCGGCTGAGCCACCCTTTGATCCACCCCAACCAGTGTTTGTCTTAGTGAGAGAATCTACCTTACCTTTTAGAGAAGCCACAGTAGAGTTACCAAGGGTTAATGCGTCAAGAATTCCTAGAGTTGCACTAATTCCCTCTAATCCAGTGTTTACGGTTAAAAACATAGCTGGATTGATGAGAAACGCAGCAATTGAAAGATCTTGGGCCTGCAATGCAGCCATGTTTCTTTCCAAAACATCTTTATATTGACTGTCTACAGCTCCAACTCTTTTTTGTATCTCTTGTGTGATGGATCGGTCCATCTTTTTAAGTTCTTTTGCGGCTATAAACGGTATAGACAATGCAATGATGTTAGCAGTCATACGAAAGATGTTACCACCAGCAACAGTAGCAAGTTTCTTCATACCATATTGTGCAGTCTTAGCAATGTCAGTAAATGGTTGAACGAAGGCACCAACTAATCCATCTTCTTTGATCACTTCTTGATTTTCATCAAGCGATTCCTTGATAATGGATTCAATCAGTTGTTTCAGCTTCTTTTTGTCGTCTGCGTTGTTCATTAAATTTCCTCAGACCACATCCACGGCCTTTAGCTGTCCAATTATCTGGATGTAACTTGTTGGGATCAACCCAGAGCTTCATTCCAGTTTTGCTTTCCCAATAAGTAATTACTTTCTTATCGAAAGAATTCAGAATATGTTTTTTGGTACTGTAATGTCTTCTTGAAAATCTACTTCTTTCATTTGGTGGAAAGTTGTTGATTATCTCCATTTTGATCTTGAACCAATCATCGCTGTTGTCACCAATATAGTCGATGACATAATCGATTATAGATAATAGTCTCTTTGGGATCACGTTCTTAAAACCTTATTGTTAATCATATTTTAGAAAAGGATGATACACTACCCTATAATAAGAGAAGAGAGAATGTAGGTAAACTTAGAGTTCTCTGTGGCATAATAATCACAAGTAAATTTGGCTTCAAAACATGAATATGTATATTTAAGTATTGATTTGGACTTTAACATGGATCATAAGACATATGAGTAAGATAGGAATCATAGCTGGCGGATTCAAACCATTCACAGCTGGTCATGACTTCTTGGTAAATAAGGCTGCTTCAGAAAATGAAGTGGTCTATTTGTTTGTATCTACATCTGACAGAAAAAGAAAAGGTGAATTACCAATCTCTTGGAATCAGATGAAACCTATTTGGGATAAACTAATAGCTCCTGCTTTACCAAAGAATGTCAAGGTAACTTATGAACCAAATCCAACCACTGCCTTGTTTAATTTGTTAGAAACAGCAAACGAAGATCCAGAAGACAACAACACCTACACATTTTATGCAGATGATTCAGATATCTCAAACATAAACAATGCGAGAACAGCAAAGACCTTATCTAAACTGTTATTTAACAACCAACTTCAATTCTCTCCCATAAACAGAGAAGGTAATGTGAATGTGTCTGGGACACTAGCACGTAAAGCAATAGCAACAGCCGACATTAAACAGTTCACTTCAATACTTCCAGCATATCTCCAGAAATATAGCAAACAGATCCTAAAGATGTTGTCAGAATCAAAGTATAATCTCAAACAGATATTTTTGAATGAAGGTATCAAACATATAGAAGATTTAAAACCAAGTCAACTCTTAGACTTTCTTAGTTTTTGGAATCTTGATAATAAACAGTTCCATGTTAGTGAAAAAGTGGATGGAAATTATTTTGCCTTTGGATTGAAAGACAACACTTTCTTTATCAGCTCAAAGAGTAATACATATACAGACTCAAGTCAAATATCAAACTTGTTCTTTATGCAAGATTTCAAGAGATATTTTGAGTTGTTGAAGAATGTGCCATTAGCTGAGATAGTAGCTTCACTCCAGAAGAAACATGGTTTTGTTTTTAATGGATCAATTGAAATTGAAGGTGAAGCAATCCCTTCATATGATCATAATATTGTTATTTATGACGAAAAGAAAATTGGTGATGGAATATTTGTTATATTCGAGACAAAGTTTGGTGAACAAGCATTTCACAAACCAGAGTTTTGGAAAGACCTTGCTTCTGAGATAAACAAATATACTTCCATAAAAGTATATGCTGTTCCAACTGTAGATCTATCAAAACTAAAGTTTGACAACAAGCTAATCTTGAACATAAGAAAGCTGATAGAAAAGAATGGGAACATTCTTAGTAAGCCAGCAAGAACTCAAGAGGAAAAAGATCTAAAGGAAAAACTACTTGCTGCAATAAAAGAGATTGGAAAGTCTGCTAAACAACAAGCATTACAAACCAAATTCAAATCATTATTTGGAGATGAATATGAAGGTCTTGTGGTTGCAGCACCAAATGGAGATTTGGTAAAGATAGTTGACAAAAATAAGTTTACTAAGCGTAAAGAACTAAACTGGGCTTTCATAGATAAACTTATTGATGCACAAAACAAGTTTAAAAAGGCGATCAAAACAGATGCAACAAACTTGGTTGACGCATTAAACATGTGGGAACAAGATCTACAAACAGCAGAAGAAGACTTTAACGTAAATAAAGGTCAAATAACAATACCAAAGAAAGTAGCAGATACAGAAAAGTCAATTGATCTTGATAAGAGTAAGATCAATATGATGAAGTCAATGTTACAAACAACATCTCCAGAAGAGATCAGACAGAAGTTTCTAAATCGTGGGATTGTACCAGAGTCAGTAAGAAGAACAATGGCATATAATTTTTTAACTGAGGGAGGAAATGTCTTCCCAGAATCAAACTCTACAATTCCAAATGAGCTTATAGAGACAAATGTCAATAACGCCTTGAAACAAACAGGATTGGCTCCAATTGAATTTGAAATCATTGGCAATAAGTCTAAACCATTTGTTGGAGACCTTGATGTTGCTATTGGTAAGGAACAGATAGAATCAAAACTTGGGATTGATGAAACAAAAGACTTTTGGAAAGAATTAGACCAGTTCTTAAAGAGTGCCGGTGCTAGATATAAGATTAATAAGGGTTTGGGACAATTTCATATTCTTGTGCCACTTATTGATAATAATCAAAAACAAATAGAAGCACTTGATGCACAGGGAAATGGGATAAAAGAACCAGGATTGATTCAAATTGATTTCTTTGTTGGTAATGTTGGTTGGATGAAGAAGACTTCATCAGGTGCACCAAAAGAAAGTGCATATAAAGCAGCATATAGAAACATTTTAATCGCTTCAATATTCTCGGTGGTTCGTTGGACAAGTCCTAAAGACCCAACAAGTTTCTACAGGCTGTTGATTAACCCAAGATCAGGAATGAAGATAGCAAAAAAGAAGATTGTTCCTTCAAAGGGCGCAACAGAGAAATCTGAAGTAGTAAATGAAAAGGTAATATCTGTTGACCCAGACATTGTTTCTTATATCTTGTTTGGTAAGGGTTATACTTGGGATCAAATTGATTCGTATGAAAAACTATTGGCATTGGTTGAAAGCCCAGCATTCAGGTTTAAAAAAGATAAAAACAGAATCATGGATGAGTTTAAAAAGGCATTGATCTCATCCAAAAGAGAGATTCCAACAAACTTAAACAAGTGATTTTAGATTTTTTCGTTATACTAACGAGATATCTATTATAGATTAATCAAAAAAGGGCTTATTAATGGCAGAGTTACCAGAATCTTTTAGTCAAAGACTAACCAGACTTTTCAGATCTGGACCAGCTATCCAAAGAAGAATCAAAGGCTATGATAGTAACCCAAAGTATGGTGACAATCAACTTATACGGGGCACATATGGCGGTAAGAACCTTCCATTTGGATTTGGTAGAGAGAACTCTCCGTTCAGTGTACTTGGCACATACGGCATCCTAGACAGACTAGCACGATACTCAGAGTTTAGTTTGATGGAGTATACTCCTGAGATAGCTACAGCCCTTGATATCTATGCTGATGAAGCTGTTGGTGGAGATGATCGTGGTAAGTGTTTCCACATCTACAGTAACAACCAAGAAATTAAGCGTGCTCTTGATGATGTCTTTTATGATGTTTTGAATATTGAGTTCAATCTTAAGTCATGGACAAGAAACCTTGTAAAATATGGTGATTTCTTTCTTTATAATGAGGTTGTACCAGATCAGGGTGTAATCAATGTAATGCCAATTCAAGTAAGTGAGTTAGAAAGAGAAGAAGGTTTCGACCCAGAAGATCCTTATGCAGTAAGATTTAAGTGGATCACTCGTGGTAACAGATATCTTGAAAACTGGCAAATCAGTCACTTTAGAATTTTAAGCAATGACTTGTTCTTACCATATGGTACTTCAATTCTAGAGACTGCTAGAAAGATTTGGCGTCAGCTAACAATGTTAGAAGATGCTATGTTAACTTACCGTGTTGTACGTTCTCCTGAAAGAAGAGTGTTTTATATTGACGTTGGTAACGTGCCTCCAACAGACGTTGAGAGCTACATGGACGCTGTTAAATCTACACTTAGATCAAATGGCAACATGGATAGCAGAACTGGTAAAGAAGACCTTAGATACAATGCTCAATCAATGTTGGACGATTATTTCATTCCAATCCGTGGTGGTCAATCTGGTACAAAGATTGATACACTCTCTGGTGGTCAACACGTTTCTGCTACAGAAGACGTAGAATATATTCAACGTAAGTTATTCGCTGCCTTGAAGGTTCCAAAGCCATACATGAACTTTGATGAAAACCTTTCTGCAAAGGCATCCTTGGCTCAGATGGATATTAGATTTTCTAGAACCATTCAATCATTCCAGAAAATTATCATTGCTGAGTTAAACAAGTTGGCAATGATTCATTTATTTACCAAGGGATTTGATGGACCAGATTTGATTGATTTTGAACTTAAACTTTCTAATCCAAGTTCTGTTGCTTTACAGCAGAAGCTTGAATTATGGAGTGTTAAGTTTGATACAGCTGGAACTGCAAAAGAGACAAAGCTTGTTGATGAACATTGGATTCAAAAGAACATTCTGGAATTGACAAATGAAGAAATTTCGTCTATTGAAAAAGGTTTGAGAAAAGATAAACTTAGAGAAAAAGAGTTGGATGATTTGGAGTTGGTTTTACCTGATGAAAAGTCATCTCCAAAGACTACAGATATTTTTGATCCATCCATGTATGATGTCCCTGGAGCAAATGTTCCAAGAACACCTCCAGAAGAACCAATACAACAAGATCCTGGTGCTCGTGCCGATCTTGTGTTGTCTAAGTTCAGACAGTATGATTCTGATGGACAAGCTTATGTTGTTGATCTTGATACAAATAAAACTCCAATCAAGGCTACTCCATTCCTAACAAGACATAGAAGAAATAGAGTTAGACGTGAGGGTGAAGGTACTGGTAGACAGAATACAGCAATGCCAGACATGAATGCAATGCTAAGTCAGAAAAACAAATACACCAAAGATGTGTTTGGGCAAAAGACAGAAGGTATTGATTATGCTGATCTCAAAGTTAGAACTTTGAAGGACATGAATAAACAAGATCAGAAATATTTGATTCAAATTGAACCAGCTGTCAACAACCACATGAAGGCTGTTCTAAAAAATCTGAAATACTACATTGAACATCATCCAAAGAACAAAAAGCTTGTTATCAATGAGGCAATTGATTCATTAGATTTTGATGACATCTCTGTAGAAAAAGATGGTGATGAATTAATTCTTGAAATTGCTAATAGTAAACCAACTTCAAAAAATAATGAAATAGTGATTGAAAAAATTAAAGAAAAGTCCTTATCGGATGTCTTTAATGAAGATGAATAATCTTAATCCAAAAATAGCCACTATTTAATATGGAAGAACTATAGAGTTGATTCATGAGTTTAAGTCACAACAAGAAAAGAAATGTTGGGTTGCTCCGAGAATTTTTTTCGAAGCATATAGCTAGCTGTTTTGTTGACAAAAACAAAGTCCAAGCTGAAGAAGCCAATATTATTTGGTCCAAGTATATGAAATCAGGAACCGAGCTTCAGAAAGAAATGAGGCTTGTTTCTGCTTTGATGGAATCAAAGTTTGACAACAAACAAATTGCATATGACTTTCTTATGAAGGTAAAACAAGCCTCCAAATCCATATCTGAGAAGAAACTTGAAAGAGAAAAAACTTTCCTTCTTAGAGAGATTCACAACAAGATTGAAGACACCAATTTTTTCAACAGAAATGTTTCAAATTATGTTGAAATTGCTTCAATACAACTTCTTTTGAATAACTGGATTAAAGAAGACAAATCTATAGACTCTCAAAACATGCAATTAGAAGACAAGGTTTTAAACCTTCTTTGCAATAAGATTGTTGTAGAGAGTAAACATACAAAAGATCTTGATGCCCTTGGCACATTAAAAGAATCAGACCAAGTTGTTGACAGTCTTGTTGTCAACATCATGAATGAGAAGTTCAATAAAAAGTTTGCTGGCCAACTAACTGAGAGTCAAAAGTATATTCTTCGTGAATTCATATTTGAAGATAATCAGGACAAGTTAAAAGAAAAGATGATCTCTTTGAAAGAAGAGACATTGAGTCTTCTTGAAAAAGAAGTCGCTAAGAAATCAATCAATGCTGTTGATAGACAACGCTTCCAGGAAATAAAAAGCCTGCTTGAAACTGACTACTCAAAAATAGATGTGATTGAAGAAGCTAATGTAATTTTCTATATGTCAATTTCTAAATTGAATGAAGAATTGAAAGAAGACAAGTAATGGTCAAGCTATTAAAAGAACTTAATGATTTTACCTATGACCATGAAGAGGTCAAGAAGATACAGAAAGAGGGTGGACCTCTTGTTGTAACTGGTATCTTACAAAGAGCAGATACAGTAAACCAAAATGGTAGAATCTATCCACGTTCAATCTTAGAGCCACAGATTGAGGCATATAATGTTCTGGTTAAAGAACGTCGTGCAGTTGGAGAATTGGATCACGCAGATGAACCAGTTGTCAACTTAAAAAACGTATCTCACGTTATAACAGATATCTGGATGGAACCAGATGGAGCTGTTAAGGGTAAGGTAGAGATTTTAAATACTCCAATGGGTAATATTTTAGAAAGCCTTATCAAGGCAAACATTAAAGTTGGAATTTCAAGTAGAGCTCTTGGTTCTGTATCTGAACAAAGAGAAGGCGATATAGTACAGGATGATCTTTATTTCATCTGTTGGGATTTCGTATCTGAGCCGAGTACACCTGGTGCATGGATGATGAAAGAAGCAAAAGAATATTCTAGAAAAGAATTGAAGGATATTTTTTCAAGACAACAGAGAGTCTCTATGGCAGCAAATGAAACTTTAGCATTCCATAAAAAGATTCGTGGGGATAAATAATCATGGCAAGATTAACTAAAAGTCAATTAAAGGGTATTCTAAAGGAATGTTTGATTGAAATTCTAAGAGAAGAAAAAATACTTTCATCTCTAAAAGAATCAGTTAATTCTGCTCCAGCAACCCAAACAAGAAGATTACCATCTTCTGAGGGAACCAAAACAAAACAACTTCAAAATCCAACAGACTATACAACACAACAAAGAACAAGAGAACAACTTGCTAATGCAGGACTTGTAGAACAAATCAATCATTTGGCTAATGTTGTTTCTGTCGGTGGTGATAGTAGTTTGTTTGCAGATATTCTAGCAGACACAGCTATGACAACCTATCAAAAGCAACATGAGAAGGGTGTTCCTGGTACTGTTGTTATGGAAAGTTATACCAATGAAAGATTGGCAGAAGAAGTAGAATCTCTACAGGAGATGACACCAGATGGTAATTTGAAGCATTGGGCACAGGTTGCTTTTGCTAAGAAATGATCAAATACACAATATCTAAACAATATTAGTTAATCCAAACTATTTATGAGTCAAAGGAAAGCTACAAATGCCTACACATCGTCAATTAACAGTAACAGCCCCATCAACTACAAGAGGTAATGGATCTTCGGATACAAAAACTCTACAAAAAGCATTTCCATCATCTCCAATTTATAAGGGAGAATTGACAGAAGAAGTGGTTAGAACAGAGGGACAGACATTATTGGTTGATGGCGTAGTGAATGATGGTGGTAAGACTTTTGGTAGTTTCGATAGAGATTACTCAGGTGCCCCAGATTTGGAAAAGGATGTTGAAGTTGGTGGAGCAGGTCTCCCAGGTTCACCATATGCTCCAAACATCGCTTCACCAGGCGTTGAAGGAAGTTTGAATCCAGCAGATATACCAGCTGTCGGCGCAGAAGCTACACAGGCTGCAAAAGGCTCTGGAGCTCCATTTAATGGTAATGGTTTGGAATCTCCAAGCAAAACAACAAAGTCAATCTCTGCACAAAAATTGGGAAGTCTAATTTTTGGCAAATCAGACGGTAAGTGATAATAAAGGTTAAACAATGACGGATCTTTATAAAGAAGCTATTTTAGAAGCTAAAAAATTAAAAGAGATTGCAGAAGAAGATGCTAAGAAAAGTATCATTGAAGCAATATCTCCTTATATTAAAAGAGTAATCACCAAACAGATTTCTGAATCTGGTGGTACTGGTGGCGGTGGTGACATTGGTTCTTTCTTTCTCGAACAAGATGAAGATCCACTCGCCGATCCATCATTAGCGCCTCCTGCTGCTCCACCAGCTCCAGGTGCTGATGTTTCTGCCGCTCCTCCAGCAACTGATCCAGCAGGATTAGATTTGTCTGGCGGTGCTATGGCTGGAGACTCCTCGACCACTGCTCCAATATCTTCAGGTATGGCAGCTTCTGGTGAGGATGTAGTGAATGCAGCAATGCCAGACGCTGATGGAAAGATTACTGTTGACTTTGAAGACTTGTTTTCTTCCTCTGGTGAAGAAGATGCTTCAGCAGCACCAATCACACCAGCTCCAGGTGCAGCAGATCAACTAACACCTCCAGGTCCTGACGCAGGTGCTCCTGGACTTGACATGAATACACCATTATCTGATGTAGCTCCAGTTCCAGGTGAAGAAGAAGAAAATCCAATGGCACCTCCTGCTCAACCACTAGCTGAGTCAACTAATTTGAATTCATGGAAAAATTCTTTACATGAAGTGTCAAGTAAAATTGATTCTGTTTATTTTAGCAAAAATACTGTCGGAATCGTAAAAGAATCCCTAAAAACAAGGCTTTTTCAACTTCTTGAAAGCTTGGACAAGCTTAAGGATGCTGGGAAAATTAACAGTCAACAAATAAAAATAAATGAAAATAAATTAGAATTTTTGTTTTTAAAGCTGAAAGACGCTGAATTGAAGAATAGTTACATAGAGAACGATCTAAAGGAAGAGAAAAACATGACAAGTCTCAAAGAATACGCTGCAAGGCTTTTTGAAGAATCTTACGCCGAACAAGGTGATAAGGCTGGAACCAATCAATCAACAACGGCTTCTGCGAAACATGCAGCAGACAAGTCAGGTGTTGCCCCAGACGTAGAGCTACAAGAAGAAATGCTTCCAGGCTCTTGGTCTAATAGTGATTCTCTTCCAGGCACCAGTCCAAAACCACCAGCTCCAAAGGGTTGGGAAAAGGGTGAAGCTGGTCTTAAAGAAAAAGATCAAGATAAAGTTATCGAAGAAGCTCTAGCTTCTATCGCAGAAGAAGTCGAAGCAAAAGGTCATGCTGGCTTTGGCGACACTGACGAAGATCCATCTGTTGAATTCGACATGGATGAAAAAGAACTTAAGGAAGCTATCAGACAGATTCGTAAAGAATCAATCAAGAAGAAGATGGCAAAGCTAAGAGAAGCCTCGGATGCTAAGTCTTGGGAAGATGGCGAGCCAGAGAAGGACGAACCAGCCAAGAAGAATCTTTCAAAGAAGGATGAACCAGGTAAGGGTCTAAAGGCCGTTAAGGGTCCAGGCGTTGAAACCATGAAGGAAAACGACTTCCCAATGGGCGACGAAGATCATGAAGAACCAGATGCAGACGACAAGGGCGGCGAACCAGATATGGATTCCGACGACATGGGTTCTGATATGTCCGGTCTTGGTGTAGATTCTGATGAAGACGACATGATGGGTGGCGACATGGACGATGGCGCTGACTTGGTAATCAACATTGATCTACCAGACGAAGTTGAAGATGCACTTGCTGACGTTGATGTCGGTGCACTTGATGACATCAGTGTTTCACTATCAGACGTAAACCTTGGTCAGCCAGAAGGCGGCATGGGCGGAGCACCAAAGATGCTTCAAGATGACGAACCAGAAATGGACGAGACTGCAATGATGCAGATGAGAGAGTCATTCAAGAAGAGACAAGCAATGCTTGAATCAAAGGTTGTCACTGCTGCAAAGGCAATGAAGAATTACAAGTCACAAGTTGAAGGTTTGAAAGCAGAATTGCAAGAAGCCAACTTGTTTATTGCAAAGAATGTTTACTTTACAAAATTCCTACAACGTGGTGATTTGTCAAAAGCAAATCTAGAGAAGATTGTAGAACATTTGGACCGTGCAAAGACAGTCCAAGAGACAAAAGAGATTTACTCAAAGATTAAAAATAAATTAGCAGAATCTGCTGTTGCTTCCAAAAAATTGGTGGGGTCATCCTCAAAGGTCACCGCTCCAGGAAGTGCTGTATCTCTAAATGAGAACGTCAATCGTGCAAGCGATGAAGGAAGTGTCAGTTCCCGACGTTGGCAGGAGCTCGCTGGTATCAAAACTACCAATGACAAGTGATAAGAAAGAAAACAGAGAAAGAAATTAGGAGATTATAAACAAATGAAACAATTTACATTATCACAGTTAGCTGAAGGAGCACAACGTAGATCACTTGGTGACGACGCTCCTCGACTAGTCAAGAAATGGGATCAAACCGGCTTGCTAGAAGGCCTTCGTGGCTTTAATAAGGATAACATGGCACGTTTGCTTGAGAACCAAGCAGCGGAGCTACTACGTGAATCAAACGCCCTATCATTGGGTGGCGCAGGTCTTTCCCCAAGCGGTAAGGTTGCTGGTTTCACAAACGTCGCATTCCCAATCGTTCGTAGAGTGTTCGCCGGTCTAATTGCAAATGAAGTTGTATCCGTACAACCAATGAGCTTGCCAGCTGGTCTATTGTTCTATCTTGATTATACCTACGGTTCATCCGTTGGTGGCGATGCTTCCTCAGCAGCAAACAACTACTCAACAACTTCAGTAGTTAACCCAAGCACATACACCTCACAAGATTCATTGTACAACAACCCAAGAGGCGCTGGTGTACGTTCAGGATCACTTGCAACAGGTGGTCAATACGATCTAGTCGGTTCCGGCTACTCAAAGGTTCACAAGCAGACCAAGGTAATCCAAGTCGCTGCTGGTGCAACTGGTTACTGGGCAACTGGTTCAGTTTGGACCTCAACAGGTACAGTCAAGACTGCTGATGACTTCACAGGCTACAACGCACGTTTCGTTGACTATGACACAAGAGTTGAAAACGATCTAACTGCTAATCTTATGGATTACTGTTTCATCCACGTCGCTGCGTCAGAAATCACCACAAACATCAATGGTGCAGATCTTTCCAACATCGAGCAAATTGCAATCTCTGGCTTCGGCGCAGTTGCAAACAGTGCTGCTGAATGGGGCGAGAAGTACCAAGCTGGTCGTGGCGTACTAAACCTACGTAGAATGAACAAGCGTGGTAACTGGAACGGTTCAGTCTTTACTCCAGACCCACTTAACGGCTCACACGTACAATTCGTTGTCGGTGTTGCAAACGCTGGTACAGCTCCAGCTCCAAGCACAACTGCTGGTACACAGATCACAGGTTCCGCAGCTATCTCTGATGCGCTAAGCGTAAACAGCGATGGTTCAACCTTGACCATCCCATCATTTGAATCAGACTTCGCAGTCGATTCTTCACCAAGAATCCCAGAAGTTGACATCAGAATTGAGAGCACCTCAGTTACTGCTGCTACCCGTAAGTTGCGTGCAAAGTGGTCACCAGAAATGGCTCAAGATCTAACTGCATTCTACTCAATCGACGTAGAAGTTGAATTGACAAATATCCTTTCCGAGGCTATTACTCTCGATATCGACAGAGAAATCTTGAACGACTTGCTTACACAAGCAAACGCAGCTAACCTATTCTGGTCCAGAGCCCCAGGTAAGATGGTTAACAAGTTCACTGGCCAAGAAGCTCTTATGTCCAGCACACTTTCACCAGGTCCAATGATCTTTGCTGATGCGCAACACTGGTATCAGACACTACTTGAGACCATCACCGACGTAGCTAACCAAATCCACAAGAAGACCCTTCGTGGCTCAGGTAACTTCATCGTAACTTCACCAGAAGTTTGCACAATCCTAGAGCATTTGAATGCTTACAAGTCAAGCTACCGCATCGACGGTGACGGACAAGTCAAGGATGGAATGACCATCGGCGCAGAGACCGTTGGCACCCTTAACAACAGATACACTGTTTACAAGGATCCATACTTCCCAGCCAACAAGATCCTAATCGGTCTAAAGGGCAACACCTTCCTAGAATCAGGATATATCTACGCACCATACGTACCACTTATCTTGACTCCAGTCATCTACGCTCAAGAGGATTTCACTCCACGTAAGGGCGTCATGACAAGATACGGTAAGAAGATGGTCAGAAGTGACTTCTACGGCACCGTAACAATCCTAGACATGGGCATTATATAGGCTAAAGTGCCCCCACTAGACATGGGGATATAACTGGACAAAGTGTCCTGAATGAACTATACTGAAGACTGGGGAAATTAATCCCTGGTCTTTAGGTTTTATATGCAAATAATTTATAATAATAGTTCAAAATGTAATGGTGTGTATTTTATCAAAAATATAACAAATGATAGATTGTATGTTGGTTCTACGGTTCGGTTTAGTAAACGATTCAAATCACATATTAGTAGTTTAAAGGCTGGTACTCATTCAAACAAATTTCTTCAACATGATTGGAACAAATGTGGAGAAGATTCATTTATTTTTGAGGTGATAGAGGTAACAGAAGAAAAATTAGTAAGAGAACAGTATTATCTTGACAAATATTATGATAATCAAAAATATTGTTACAATCTTCGTTCTGATGCTTGTGACAGTAGAGTTGGAGCAAAAAACAATAAACCTAATTCAATTACTGACAAAAGATGTAAATCTCCATCTGAAGAGGTTAAGAAGAAACGTGTAGATGCTATCAAACAAACCTATAAAGAGGATGACGAGCTTCGTGCAAAAGCTGCTTTGATAGCCAAAGAGAATAGATGGAAAGATCATTCGACCAATATTGTTCTTGTAAACAAAGAAACAAAAGAAGAAGTGTTAGTTACTGGATCTCTTAGAGAGTTTGCGATTGAAAGAGGAATTTCTTATAAGTCTTTACATTTGGTTGTAAGAGGCAAGGGGAAAAGTTGTGGAGGTTGGTATGTTAAAGATCATGGAGAACCAGTTTATGTTTCTCAAAGTGGTCAGGTTAGAAAACCATTGTCTGATGAACATAAACGTAAGATAGCTAATTCAAAATATAAGGGAATAGAATTGATTAACGTTGTTACAGGAAAAGTTTTATGTGTAGGAGATAGTGTTAAGGAATTCGCCAATCAAAATGGTTTATATTACACGACCCTCATTAAAGTGTTAAACAAACAATGCAAATCTATATCTCAATTTAAACTAAAAATTGAAATACTTAACACTGTTGGAGCAATATGAAAAACAAGAAATTTGATGATAATGTAGAAATAACGAGAAATTTCCTACAAAGGTTTATGCTCAAAGAAGCAACGACTTCATATGAGGATTTCATTGGAGATACTGCTAGACCAATGATGTCAGATAGTGAAGAAGATAATGACGAAACTCCAAAAGTTTTACAGTTACTTGACAGGGCAATCAAACTTGGTTTGTTAAATCCTCGTAATATCTCATATCTTAAGATTACTGGTGCAAGCTTAGAACAAGGAATTCCAGAAGAGTTGATACAAGCAGTTTTCAAAGAAATTCAGATGAACATTGCAAGAAAAATATCAAATTTAACAACTCTTCAATCGGACATAAATTCATTAGTAGATACATCAACTGATAAAGAAGATATAAACTTCTAAGGCATACAATGAAACTTACATCAAAACAACTATTAGAGAAAATCATCAAAGAAGAAGTTGGTTCTGCTATTGGAGAACCACAAACTTCATCAGAAACCAAAAGTAAGGCTCAACAATCTTTTGAAAGAACCATAAATGGTAACATGTTAAATAATAGGTTATCTGGATTCAAAGGAAAAGGGGTCGTTGGCAAAATGTGGGATGAAATCATCGCTCACCTTAAAATGCCTCAAGAACAACAACGACAATGGTTTAAGGATTTACGTGCCAATACTACAACCGTACCTTGGTCAACTTCAGAAAATGGTTTTGTTGCTTTTTATTTCAATCAGGCCATAAAAGACGTACAAGCAGGTCTTCTTGATCCAAATAATGCCATATCTGGTACACAAATGGAACAAGAACAATTACCAATTTGGAAAGCCAAAGAAGATGCTTGGGAATTAGAAAAACAAAAAACAAAAGATAAAGAAAATTTGTTATCTCCTGAAGAGAAAGCTGTCCGTGATGCAAAGGCAACAGAGCGGGCTATGTATGGAGGAGATCCAAGCAAACGTCCATGGGGTCTTGGTTCATAATAAAGAAGAGAATAATTTAAAAGCGATTTAAGACTTGGCAGGCTCTATATGATGTCCTGCCCTTTCTTTTTGTTATGGAGCCACAGGTCCGCCGTCAATGGCATTTAAACCTGTCTCTGCTTCATACTCCCAGAGTATCTTTCCTTGTATAGAATCAAAGCCTCCAAGAGGAAACCAAACATCTGGATTTGAATGATTTACATCTGAGTCTCCATATTCATAATATGAGATTATATGTGACATTTCATGAGATAAAACTTCTATGTTATTATAATACTTGTTTTTAACTACAATATCAAAATTTACGCCACCAAGATCTTCCCAACAGAAAAGTCTTTCATTGGTATAAGCAAGAGTATTTTCACCTGCATCCTTTCGTTTGCCATACAAATAGTCAAACTCTGCTTGTGTACTTGTAACAATCACATGAAAGCTTCTTAAGCCTTTCATATAAACATCAGTTGTAAGTTCATATTGAGGATCTTGAGAAGATTCTAATGCTCTCATAGCAATTCCAGCAAGTTCTGCTATATCTTTTGCTGTTTGTCCTGTTGTAAACACATCATTGATTGATTCAAAATCTACAAAGACAAGAAACTCTCTTTCTCTTTCATCTCTGTATATTCCTCTTTCTTGGAATTCTGTTTGATATGTTGTCCCATCTGTACAAAGCTTACTACTGTCTGCTATGTCTTTCACAGTGTCATAAAGCTCATATGGTGTGCAACTAAAGAACAATAAACTAAAACAAAAGGATAAAAAGAAGAATTTATTCATGTATACTCCGAAAATAAGTAGTAATATAGTCAATGAAAATAATTAATGTTGTAATTACATCAACAGGAATACCTCAATGGCCGAAAAGACCTTAAATTTAAATGACTTGAAGAAAATGGTTGAGTCCATAACTAGACAGAGTTTGAAAGAACATGCTGCCTCCGTTGCTCCTAAGAAATCAATCAAAGTTACTAAAAAACAACTTCGTGAGATGATCAGAGAAGCTCTTTCTGAAGAAGATAAGATTCCTGAAGAAATGAACGTAACTCTTGAACAACTTCGTGAGATGATCAGAGATGGTGTTCTTGAATCAATGGACAAAGAGCTTACAAAGAAACTTAGAAAAAGTAAGTAAATGATATGAGTGATAACCCTAAAAATAAGATAAAAAACATTATAGAAACGATTGTTAAAGAAGAAGTGACAGGACATATGCGCCAAGGCCCAAAAGTGTTCTCTCTGTCTAAGGTAGTTGATTTTGAAGGAGGGGTTACCGTTGGTATCTTTACTTCTTTAGAAGTAGCTAAACAAGCAGTGAGTGAATTGACATACAAGAATGATGATGTGTATGTGATATTTGAACATAATATGAATGAGGTTGATGAAGATCCTGGAATGGTTTGGAAAAACTAATCTGATTTATGACAAACATGATGTAATACGAAGGTCACGTTGGGAAACGTGACCTTTAGTTTTTCTGCTTCTTCAATGTTTACTTTAGCATCATCCCAAAACTCTACATAATCATAACCATGATCTATGATCTGTTGTTCTATCCAAATCCTTTTTCTGTTTGCACTATCTTTTTTGGTTGGCAAAACATTCACATATACTCCAATTGCATATACAGGAATGTCTATTCCAAGAGTTGTCAACATATAATCAGCTACGGGCTCTGAATATCTTCTGGCTGTAAGAATGACTGCTTTATCAAGGACTGATTTAAGTTTGTCAACCATTTCAACATAAACCTTTGGATTTTTGACAGAATCAAACTCTGTTATGTCAAGCACTTCATTTTCATCATATATCCCATTCATAAAGTTATAGTAGGCTTGGATGTCAAGGGATATTGTTGATCTTGATCTATGATGAACATAAATGTTGGCGCAATCAGAAACAAGGGTATCATCAAAGTCAAATATATAAAGTTCTTTTGTAGGCATACTAATCTATATTGTGTCACGTCGATTAAATGGTATAAACTATTTACATTGGTACAAAGGGGAATATTTAATAACACATGTCTGACTTCAACAATACAATTCATCCTTGCCCATTTGGGTTTTATGATAAAAATCCTGTATTCCAAAATGATGCAGACAAAATAATCTTTTTTGTTCTTAGAACGCATGGAGAAGATATTCTTTCAGCTGAACTTACAAAGAAAATGATCTGGACATGTTTTGAAAGAGCCACATTTACTTTCAATGCTCAATTAATAGAATATCAAGCCAAATCTAATCTTAGTTCACTACTTGGTTCTGCAACTGGTTCTGTAAGTCCTACAGATGCCAACACAGCCAATCTATCAATAAACCTATCCTCACAATATGTTCCTTCCAGCCTTGAATTTTTGATCAAACAGGCAGAACCATATTCGGCAGAAATTGGTTACGGACAATCTGAGAATACATACTCTGGTTCTATACTTCTAAATGAAGGACAACAGGATTACGATCTTTATACAGATTTAGTGGATGAAAATGATGTTCCATTGTCTGCAATGATACCTTCTGCAAGCAATGGAAGAATGAGAGTTGTTGAGGTCTTCCATCATGCTCCAACTGCATATTCTTATGCTGGTTATGGTGGTTACGGTACAGGCTTTCTAGCAAATGTAGATGCTTCTGGCTCTGCTGGAGGAACTCAACCTGGTGCTTTTGCTCTTGGTACAAGATTTAACGTAATGCCAATATTTGAAGACGTTCTTCGTGGTGGCATGTTAAAAGAGGCGTTAAGAATAAGAAGATCAAACTACAGATATAGAATATCTGGCCGACATATAAGAATATTCCCTGTCCCTCCAATAAGTTCTGGTGGACAAGAGAGAAGACTTTGGATTAGAGTTAGGTTTCCGTCTACTCCAGTAGAAGGCATTTATGGTTCAAGTGTGTCTGGTTCTACTGGGCAATGGGAAAACCCAATAAAAGATAACTCTTTCTATGGAGTTAACAATCCTTCCAACATCCCTTATGGTTTACTTGATTATAGTTCTTTAAATCCATGGGCAAAGAATTGGATATTTGAATATACTCTTGCCTGTGCTACAGAAATGTTAGGAAGAGTTAGAAGTAAGTTTAAAACCATTCCTATTGGTGGAGCTGATCTTCAATTAAATGGTGATGACTTAGTTTCTCAGGGAAGAGAAGATAAAGATAAACTTCTTTACGGAGAATCTGGGCTTGTTTCTAAACTTGAAAGTCTTACTTATGCTAAGCTTGCAGAGACAGAAGCAAATAAAGCAGAAAGTCTATTAAAACAAATGGCCGGCGTACCCTATCCTCCAACTGTGAACATTTCATTAAGATAAGATTGGTAAAACATGTCAAGATTATTCATAGGACCAAGAGAACAACAATTCATAGCAGACATAACAAAAGAGTTTGTTAAGGATGTTGTGGGTCAATATGTAATCTATTATCCAGTATCGGTGTTATATACCAAGGTTCATTCAGTTTATGATGAAGCAATTGAGAAGGTGTTTGAAAACCCAATCAAAGTAGATGTACTTGCTGGTCAACCAACAAGAGCACAAAACTTTGGTAAGTTTGGTGTTGACGGAGAACTTTCTATTGAGTTGTTTATTCAATCGAGAGATTTGATAGACAAGGGTTTGGAAGTGTTTGCCGGCGATTTCTTTGTGTATGGTCATGAGGTATATGAAATATTACAGGCTATAGATTTAGACAACATCTATGGTCAAGCAGAATATGATAAGGCAACTAAGGTTACTGCTAAACTAGCAAGAACTGGTGAATTTGATTTGGATACATTTAAAGAGTTGTTGGAGACAAGTAAGAAGTTCTCTGACAGTACCGTTGAAAAGAAGTTTATCCAACAAAGAGGTCTTGATGAAACAGAACAAGGCGCAACTAACGATACTAGACAAATTAGAAAAAGATTAAAAGACGATATGGCAGATATCTCTCTTGGAGAAGGCCCAAGGAAGGTTGATGTTGATGAAACAGAAAATGTTGCCATAGATCCTGAAGGAAGTGGATTCTATCATGAGTAAAAATAAACTAAAAGATATCATCAAGGAAGAACTTGATAAGGCAATTAAGGAATTCTTCCCAGGTGCTGCAGGATCTAAAACTAGTGCTATGCAGGTTGCTGGTAAGGGTGATTTTAAAAATCCATATGGTAGTCGTGCTGATGGTTTTTATGGTGGTTACTATGGTTATGGTAGTGTTGGAGGAATGCCTCTATTAGCCTCTGCAGACCACACAAAGGATGAGGAGTCACCACAAGCCGTAGACCTAAAGAAGAAGCTTTCCTTGACCCCACAGAAGGCTCGTGGCATAGGAAACATATTGAATGTTAACTGGAAGAAGGTTAACTTCAAAGAGTTCTATAAGGGAATGTGGGTTGAACTAGAGCATGGCGCAGTACATCCAAGACTTGATGTTACCCATAGTAATCTTATCAACACTGCAAAGATAGCTTTGGCACACTTAGTAGAAGATCCACAATATTATACTAAACTAAAGAAGTACGTTGAAAAAGATCAACCAACTCCTGCAACCATTGATGAATCAATGATGACAGAAAAGAAGTTTATAAACATGGAGGAATTTAAGAAGTTCCATCCAGCACAAAGACAAGCTTTCTTAGAAACAAACACCGAAATGTTGGGTCAAGGGTCATCAAGAAATGTATATCTGGTTGATAGTAGTAGAGCACTTAAAGTTTCTCGTAACACAAAAGGTATTGCTCAAAACAAAGCAGAATTAGAAGTTTATACAGATCCAAAAACCAACAAACTAATCAACAAGATTTATGATTATGATCCAAACAATACTTGGCTTTTGGTAGAGCTTGTTAGACCAATAGAGACATATGAAGAGTTTAATGAATTAACAGGTATTGATGATTACGTGAGATCAATCAATTTTCATCTTAATTTATACCCACAACAAAAATTTGCTCAATTTTTCTCCAATCCAATCAACCAAAATACAAAAGATCGAGTAGCCCCGTTTACAAAAATGGCAATCATGGCCAAAAAGAATGCGGATCTGTACACACCAGATGTTACTATTCCAAGTCATTGGGGAAAGACTGCTGACGGAAGAGTTGTGATATATGATTATGGTGCTACTAACGAAGTCATTGATAAACATTATTTTGGTAATACTCCAACAGAAGCAACTAAACAAGATATAAATCAGGTAGATGGAGAGAATATTTTGGCATTAGAAGATAATAAAAATGCCCTTCGCACACGAATGGAAGAATTGGCAGATTTATTAAATGCTGAAGACCGCCGACGACAATTAGCAAATGAACCGGCAATTTCTGATAAACAAAAACAATTATACCAAGAATATGAGAAAGTACGTAAGGAATTTGTTTTTGCAAAACACAAACTTGCGGACGCCAAACGAGACTAACTAACCGTATAACTATCTAATTAGTATTATGGTTAATAGATCAAAAAATGTTACTCGTCAGACAATAGAAAGAGATCCAAAGAATCCTGAATCACATTTAGATTCAGGATATGAGGGTGATGATACCTCTGATGAGTTTACCATTCCTCCTTGTGGCATATCAGATTCTGATATTGCTTTGTTTAACTTGTTTGACAAAGACATTGGGTTTACTATAAGAAACGTAGCCTCTGCAAACAAAAACATTTCTATTAAGAAACCATTCGTTATATTTGCTACTGGTGAAAGGTTTGCGTTAACAAAACGTCTACGCCCACCAAGAGATAAAAACAATACTTTGATGTTACCAGCAATCTCTGTTAGAAGAACTGCTGTCACACAGACAGATCAGGATATTACTGGTCGTGGTATGAATCAGTTTACTGGCACCATTACCATTAAACGTCGTTTGGCAGAAGAAGACAGAGATTACCAAAACTTTATCAACAAGGAGGCTATGAAAAACATGGATCTTGGTGATACTAGAAGAACTACTGGCGAAGAAGGTAAGAATGTTGATATAGTCAACGGGGGTTTACTATCTCCACAATTGAGTAATAATATTTGGGAGTTTATAACCATACCACAACCACAATTCTTTACTGCAACATATGAAGTTGTTTTTTGGACCAAATATGTTCAACATATGAACTATCTGATAGAAACATATATCTCTTCATTCTTACCACAAGTAAGAGGACATAAACTTGGAACTGAAAAGGGTTATTGGTTTATGTCTTATACAGATGAAAACTTTGGCAGCCAAGAAAACTTTGAAGAGTTTACTGAAGATAAGAGAATAGTGAGATATTCCTTTACCGTAAACGTCAAGGGTTTTATCTTAGCACCAAATCATGAGACAAACAAGGTTCCAGTCAGAAGATGGATATCTTCTCCAAACATTGTGTTTGATTCATTTCCAAATGGGGAGATGATCACAAAAAAGCATTTACAGGAAGTGACAAAGAACCAGGACAAATTTATTTTGTCTGATACAGAGATAGATCCTCAGACCAAACAGAGACCAACAACAAATCAAAAATATTCTTCTACAAAGAAAGTCTGGGATCCAAAAACAAAAAAATATGTTTCAAAAACCGTGTCTATTTTAGAGTCAAATCAAAAAAAGGGAGAGACAGTTTTTTATGTGGAAGACCAAAGTCTTTTGAGGGAATATATAGATTCCCTAAATAAATGACAGTTTGTTGCAATGCGATGATTTTCAATAAATTGTCAACTATTTAGATTAGAGCATATATATAACCGTTCCGTAGAACTAAGAGGACAAAAATGACTTCTCCAGTATTTAACTTCCCAGCGTATTTTGACAGAGAAATTGATTTATCACAACAAACACAAGAACCAGTAGGTATTCCTGCAGGTTTGGTTGGTACATCAGAGAGAGGCCCAGCATTCGTACCACGTACAGTTGGTTCATTTGCAGATTTCGTAACAAAATTTGGTGATTTAAATCCAAGATTCGTCGCTCCATATGCTGCGGATAAACATTTAGCAAACAAAAACGGATTAACCTTCGTAAGAGTTCTTGGCGCTGGTGGTAATACCACTGCTGCTGATATGGATGCTACTCGTCAACAGGGTGTTGTAAAGAATGCTGGTTTCAAAATCAGTGCATCCCTAGTTCCAGATAGTGCTGCCCATGGCGGTGCTCAAGGTGCTGTTCAATTCCTATTGGCTAGACATACTGTAACTGGTTCTGAAGCTTATTCACAACTAGGTTTCACAAACAACGATAGCGTGTTTGTAACAAGTTCTCTAGAATCATTCCTTGTAAGAGGTGTAATCTTTGCATCTAACGGAACAAGACTACAAGTTCTAAGCTACAATGAAAACTGGGCTACAACAATTGATGACGCTGCTACTGTTGATCCAACAAGCCGTTATTTCAAACTTGTTATCTCAAGCTCTGATGGTAGCAGCTATGCATCTTCTGAAGGTAAGTCTGGAATCAGAATTCTTACTGCTTCACTAGATCCTTCTGACGCAAACTACTTTACAAAGATTCTAAACACAGACCCAGAGAAGTTCTCAACAGAGAAACACGTTGTTTATGCTGATTATGCTGTTGATGCGGAAATGGCTAAAGTAAATGTTGGTACAGATAGCGTTGTTATTGCTTCAGGTTCTGCAAACACAAGTACAACCTCTGGTGACACTAGCCTTCCATTCCTAAACACTTTTGGTCGTTTTGATACAAGATATAAGACTGCTAAGACTCCATCTTTCATCAGCCAACCATTTGGTAAGGCAGAATATGATCTATTCCATATTGAATCAGTTGATGATGGTGTTTATCCAAACAGTAAAGTAAAGGTTTCGATTCTAAACATTAAGAAGTCTGCAAACCCACGCTACAAGTATGCAACATTCAATTTGGCTGTAAGAGCCTTTGATGACGTTGATACAAGCCCAAAGATTCTAGAACAATTTAACAACCTAACCTTAGATCCAGAATCTGATAGTTACATCGGTAAAGTTGTTGGAGATAGAAAAGCATACTTTAACTTCGATTCAGAAGACCTAGCGGATAGAAGATTGATTGTTGAAGGCAAGTTCCAAAACAAGTCAAAATATATTCGTGTTGTAATGAATGAAGCAGTAGAGAAGAAATTGATCCCAGAAGAGTCTGTACCATTCGGTCACAGAGGATTTGAAGTTCTTAGCACAAACTCAAGACTACAAGATAACTCTGGTTCAACTGGCTTTAGTGCAATCTCTAGACTTGCAGCTAGCACTGGCGCAGCAAGTGGTCATATCTTGGCCTCTGTAGTCCCTCCAATGCCTTTCAGATTCAAGGTAACAAGAGGAGCTGTATCTACTGACGCTGGTAAACTACAAGGCGCTCCAGGTGGCTTTGAGATTGTTGATGCAAGATATTACTGGGGTGTTAAGCTTGAAAGAAACAAGAACATCCTTAACCCAAATCCATTTAACGAACAAAACAGTTTGGCTTTGGCTTATACTAAGTTCTCTGGTATCAGTCAACTTGATGCGGTTGTAACTGGTTCTTCAAACAAGGACACCTTACATAATCATAAGTTCACACTTGCTCGTGTTGCTCTTGGTAACGGAAGCTTGTCTGATCTAACTTCTTCATCTGATATTCACATGAAGGAAGCAGCCTATATCAGAAATGGTAAGCCAGACGTTTCTAACTACAACATCGTTGACTCTGTTACATCAACCGAAAGAGTTACCCTTGCTTCATTGTTGAACAATGGTTCTAGTGCAGCAGTATTCAATGCCTTTAGTCAATATGCTAAATTCACAACCATTTTACAAGGTGGTTTTGATGGTGTAAACATCTTGGATAAGAACGCAGCAGTCATGAATGACAGAGCTTCTTCAACAGATGCAAGAACTGATGGAATCTACGGTAACGTAAATGGTTCATTCGTTTCTCCAGGCTTTGCATATAACCAAAATGGTTTGGGCGTAACAAACAACACAATTAACTCATACCGTGCAGCAGCAGACATTATCACAGATCCAATTGCTTCAAACATCAACGTTTTGGCAGTACCAGGACAAAGAGAACCACTTGTCACAGATTATTTTGCTGACAAGATAAAAGACTTTGCTCTTGCATATTATGCTATGGACGTTCCATACTATGATGCAAATGGTGAGAGAATCTTTGACGGACAAACTGGAGTATACACAGATCCAAACAAGACTGCGGACAATCATGAAAGCAGAGCTTTGAATAACGAATATTGTGGCTCATACTTCCCAGACATTACAATGGACGATACTGTCAATAACAGAAGAGTAACAGTCCCAGCATCAGTTGCTGTAGTCTCTGCTCTAAGTTTCAATGACAAGGTTTCTTTCCCATGGTTTGCTCCAGCAGGATTTAACCGTGCATCCCTAGACTTCGTTACTTTGACTACTACAAGAGTAAGTCAGCCAGAACGTGAACGTCTATATTCCGTACACATCAATCCAATCATCAAATTCCCAAATGAAGGTTACGTAATCTTCTCACAGAACACTCTTGAGCAAGCTGGTTCAGCCCTTGGAAGTGTAAACGTAGTAAGAATGTTGAATGATGTTAAGCGTCAAGTAATTGACGTTGGTAACAGAATTATTTGGGAGAACATCACTCCAGCTCTTAGAGAGCAACTTGTAAATCAAATTAACCCAATACTGAGCACAGTTCAACTTAGAAAGGGCGTCGAGTTCTTCAAGGTAACTTGTGACAGTTCAAATAACACCGATACAGATGTAAATAATCATAAGATGAATTGCCGAATTATTCTTAAGCCAACAAGAGCAGTAGAATTTATAGCAATAGATTTTATCATTACAAGAAGTGGTGTCAGCTTCAGCTGAAAAACATCTTAATTCCAACTCACATTTCCATAGATTAAAATAGTTAATTTTAGACAACATTAAGGTAACACAACATGGCACAAAGTTTTAAGAGCGCAGGAGTCTCGGCGAGAGTAATAAACCGTACTGGACCAACTTCTATTCAACCAACAGGAATTCCAGCTGGTGTAATAGGAACATCTGTAAAGGGACCAGCATTTGTACCAACAACTGTTGCTACCGGACAAGATTATGTTGTAGATTTCGGTGCACCATCAGATGAAATGGCAAATGGTCCATTAGCTTCAATAGAATGGTTAAGAAATGCTCCAAGTCTTACATTCCTAAGAGTCCTTGGTGCAGGTTCTGGTAAGAAAAGAGAAACCAGCGGAACTAACGCTGGCCGTGTTGCTAATGCTGGTTTCGTTGCTGGTCAAAGACTACCACAACGTCCAGGTGGTGCCTTTGGAAACAACTCTTATGCTTATTCTGGTGGCGAAGAAGGTAGAACCTTCTTCCTTGGTTGTTACATGAAGGAACTCGGCACAATGTTCTCTGATGTTAACAAACCATCAGAGGGTGTGCCAGTCATTCGTGGCATCTTAATGGCTCCATCAGGTGTCTATATTACTTTGTCTAGCAGCCGACCAGGCACAAACACTCCTTCAGTAACTGGTACTGCTGCCGGTGCGAATGGTTCTCTTACTGGCTCTATCAATCTTAAAGATAGTAGACAAGAAGTAGTATTGCTCCTAAACGGATTTAGCAACACTGATCCTTCATACTCAAGTGCTATTACTGCATCATTTGATCCAACTGCTAAAAACTATATCGGAAATGTTCTAAACACAAATCCATATAAGATTGAAGAAGCTGGTCATTATCTATACTCTGATTGGAAAGTTTATCCAACCCTTGCAGTACCAACAGGTTCATCTGTTGTTAATGCAGCTTATGGTGCTGGAGCAGTCAATGGTGCTCTATACTCTGAAGAGATTGCATTCTTGGTCCATTCTTCTCTTACAAGAAACTCTGGCTCAACAACTGTTCCAAGTTATGAAAACTTTGAAGACAGATACCAAACCGCAAGAACTTCTTGGATCACTTCACAAAAATTCGGTGGCACTGAACAAAATCTATTCAGAATCTTTGCTCTAACTGATGGCGCTTGGTCAAATGATAAAATGAAGTTCTCAATTGAGAGCATTGTTCCAGGTACAGATGCAGATCCATACAGCAAGTTTGATCTTGTTGTAAGAGATTTCACTGATACAGATAAGAGCCAAAAGGTTCTAGAGGCATACAGAGGATTAAGCCTTAATCCAAACTCTCCAAACTATGTTGCAAGAGTTATCGGTGATTTTAACACCTTCTTTAACTTCGATGCATCAATCGGTTCTCAGAAGCTTATCACCGAAGGAAACTTCCCAAACAAATCACGTTATATTCGTGTTGAAGTTAGCGAAATTGTTTCAAATGGTGAGATAGACCCAAGTGCAGTTCCATTTGGTTTCAGAGGCGCTCCACATATCATGACATCTGGTTCCGCACCAATGCCATCATTCACAGACTCAGTATATCTTTCTAAGACAAATCCATTCTATGATTTGGTACAACTTCCAGTTCCTTTCAGAGAGAATATCTCCAAGGGAAGTTCAACAAACAAGACTTCAGATAAGGGTCTTTACTGGGGAACTCATTTTGAAGAAAGAACAAGTCTTGCTGAACCAAATTCCAGTGACATTGTTAGCACAAACGTTTCTTCATTCAACAAATACTACCCAGATTTCCAAACAGACTATCAAAACTTTGTTGTTGTTGATAATCATGGTGTAGCTGATACTGCTGCTAATGGCATCTTGGATGCTGATAGATTCAACTTCAACAAGTTTAGTCTTGATAGCGTAAAGGTTGCTCTTAAGGCAAATGGAGACATTGATACACAAAACATCCAAGAATGGGTTTATGTAAGAAATGGAGCTATTGCTACAACTGCTTACAGCAGATCTCTAGCAGTCAGTGATTTGACTAACTCCAGCATCAGAAATGTTGCTAAGTTCTCATTCTTTATGTTTGGTGGTTATGACGGTTCAAACGTGTTTGACAGAGAACAAACAAACATGTCTAACAACTGTATAGTCGAAGAAATTAACAACGTAAATCGTGGTATAACACAAGGTCCAACAGTATCTGCCTTTGATAAGGCAATCACTATCCTAAGTGATACTACTGAAGTAGACATTCAACTTCTAGTAACACCAGGCATTAGACATTCAATCATCACAGATCGTGCTCTACAAGCAACCGAAGAAAGATTCGATGCTATGTATATCATGGATCTTGAACAATATGATACCACAAACATCTTGGTTTCTGCAAGTGCTCAGGTAGTAAGTGTAACCAACACTGCCAACAACTTCTACAACAGAGGAATCAACAGTTCTTTCGGTGCTGTTTACTTCCCAGACGTTGTTCTAACAGATAGCTTCACTGGTCAAACAAGAATTGTTCCACCATCTGTAGCTGTACTTGGTGCCTTCTCTAAGAATGATGCTGTAGGCTTCCCATGGAACGCTCCAGCAGGCTTCACCCGAGGCGCACTAGAAACAACTGAACGAGCAGCTGTTGTATTGTCAAGAGACAATATGGACACTCTACAAGAGTTTGACATTAACCCAATCGTTTCATTTGCGGGTAGTGAAGGTAACGTAATCTGGGGACAGAAGACACTACAGGCAACTGAGAGTTCTCTTGACCGTGTAAACGTAAGAAGACTATTGATCGATGTACGTAGAAAAGTTAAGTCAGTAGCAAACAGAATGTTATTTGAGCCAAATCGTGCAGAAACTCTTGCTAGATTCTCACAATTGGTAAACCCAATCCTGAAGAAGATTCAAGATCAAAAGGGTGTAGAGAAGTTCTTGGTAGTAATCGATACTTCTACAACAACCCAAGCAGATGTAGAAAACAGAATAATCAGAGGAAAGATTTTCCTTACTCCAACAAAGACCTTGGAACAACTATCTGTTGATTTCGTGGTCACTAACCAAGGCGCAGGTGGTTGATAGCTATGACAATAAAACTAACATTAAAAGAATTTAAGGGTTTAGTCGAAGAAGTGACTAAAGAAATTGTAAAAGAAGAAGAAGCGGCGATGGAAGAGGCTGGCTTTGGAAAGACAATCTCAAACTTTGGAAAGGGTGTTGCTGATTCTGTTGTTAACGCAGCACATTGGGCTACTACTTCCAAGAAACAACTTAATAAAGAAAAAAGACAACAGGCTGCAAAGCTGGCCGCATGGAAGCAACGACAGGCGGAACAACAAGCAAGCACTCAACAATTCAACGATGAGCGAGCGGCTGAACAGAAAGAATATCAGAGATCACGGGAGGCTAGACAAGAGGCTGAACGCCGAGAACAAGACCGTCTGAATTCCCCAGAATACAAACGAAAAGAACAAGAGAGAATTAATAAAGTTAAATATAACCAACGTGTCGTTGGCGGTGCACCACGAGGCCAGCGGGGCTCAGGGGATAATGGGGAATGGACTCAGGGTGACCAAGATTCCTATAATCAGGCCGAACTAGAGAAACAACGTAGACAAGCAAAACCGGATGAAAGAACTGGTGTCCGTGCTGCTTGGGAATCTGTTGAACACAAATCAATGTCTCTAAAGGAATTTAGACTTCTTGTTAAGAAGTTGGTTTTGGAAGAGATCAAAAAAAAAAGTCTGAATGAATCAGAAATCCCTAATGATGTAAAGTATTATATTGTAAAGGCTTCACGACTCTCTACTTCACCATACACTGGACCAGCTTGTCAAAAAGCTGGAGTTGAACCTGGCAAATATTATGATTCTAGAGAAGAAGCAGAAATGGACGCCAAAAAGCTCACTTCTGTAAACCCTGTTGGATTCATAGTTCAGGATACCAGTGAAGACCCTTTTAAAAAGGGTGAAGAAGATAATGATGAACTAAGCATTCCACTAAAAAGATTACAATTTTATCAAAAAGTTGAAGAGGGTGATGGCGTTTATTGGATTGATCCAAAGACTGGTGTTAAAACTGGTCCATATATGGTAGAGGAATTAGAGAATGTTGAAATTCGTCAATCTCGTGGTTTCTATACTGATGCAGTTGTTGGACTCTATAAACCACAAACACAAAAACATCCAGCAAAAAGATTTAATGTAAAACTATCTGAGCTGGAACCTACTAATGATCCAACAACTGATGAAGATGATCCTATGATGGCTGGTGGACCTTCGGATTCTCCATTTCCATCTAACTCTAACCTGGTTGGACCTGCTAAAAAAAGAATCAAGAAATAAATTCTTACACGTATAATTAAAGATAATTTAGGAGAACAATAAAATGGCCGAGACTCTTTCAGTAAATGACATGTTACCAACCAAGTTTGAACCTCTTGCGAAACGCAGGTTCATCTTTGCGATTGAAGGCATTGATTCATTTCTAATCAAAACAGCTCAAAGACCAAACCACACAACAGAAGAAGTTGCCATTAACTGGATCAACTCAACTCGTTATGTAGCTGGCAAAACAACCTTTTCAGAAATAGCTGTGACACTTAATGATGCAATAGCACCAGCTGGTTCACAACAGGTAATGGAATGGATGAGACTTTGTTTTGAATCTGTTTCTGGTAGATCAGGTTATGCTGATTTCTACAAGAGAGACATTCAAATCAAGATGTTAGATCCAGTTGGCACTGTCGTACAACTTTGGGATATCAAAGGTGCCTTTATCAAATCTTCTAACTATGGTGAACTAACCTATGAAGGTTCTGATTTGGCTGATATCCAATTATCTATAAGATTTGACAACGCTGTACTACAATTTTAGTATGTCATTTGGCAACACAGTATTTACCATATTAAATAAATTTTTTTCTTCTAAAACGTAATTATCAAATACAAATGAGACTCCTTGTGGTACAATAAAAGTACAAAGCAAGGAGTTTTTGTTTATGACATACAAATGTGAAGATTGTGATAGAGAATTTGAAGGAATTATATATTTTGTCAAGCACAGAAATAAGGTACATGACATTTCCGTAGAAGAGACATATCTGAGATACAAGGTAAATGGCATTAGACCAACTTGTAAGTGTGGATGTGGTTCTAATACAAAATTTATTGGTTGTGTTCTTGGATATAATGAATATGTCAGAGGACATGCAGCTCGGATTAATAATAACTGGGGACACAACAATAAAGCCAGAATAAAGTCTTTGGAGACCAGAAAACAAATGATAGAAGATGGAGAATATAAACCATTCTTTCTAAAAGAGACTGGTGAACATTGGGGCAAGGGTTTAACTAAAGAGACAGACCAAAGAATAGCTAACATGGTCAATTCGATCAACAATAATCCAGTTGAGTTGGTTAAAAGATCTGAAAGGATGAAAAGAAACAGATTAAATGGTGTTGTTCCTACATTATCTAGAGAAAAACATTCACAATGGAAAGGCGGCATATCAGCTTTATCTAATGTTTGTTCATCTAATAAATTGTTTGACGAATGGAAATACCCAAAATTAAAAGAGTCGGGATTCAGTTGTTCAAAATGTGGAAACAATTTTTATAAAGATAAATCTGTAAAATTAGAAGTTCATCATGACAAAGAATTGTTTTCTGACATTGTTAGAAAAATTGCCAAACAAAACAATTGGACAGAAAAATACAGTGTTTCTCTAAAAGAAAACGCCAAAGAATTGTTTGAATTAAAACAAAAGATCTCTGATGAGGTTGCAGAATATCATATAGTTAATAATGTATCTGGTGTAGTTTTATGTAAATCTTGTCACCAAGGTGAACATGATTGTCATAATTTTTAAGAGAAGGTTATCCCATGTTTGGAAGTATAAGATTCAATCCATTAGATAGAATCATCGATGCTCAACTATCAAGACATTGCGGTAAATACATTGATACAAAAGTAGCAGAAAAGGTTCTGGAGATTGTCGATAAAAACGGCAAATCTTATGACCTTTACAAATATGAAGACGAAAAGTTTTTGGTTTTTGATGTAATGGATGGTTCAACCATAGTTGGCGGTCTTGAATATAAAAGAATACAAAAGGAATGCATTAATAAAGCATATGAGATAACTTTTGGTGGATTTAAAGCTAGCCATCGTGGTCTAGGACTTGCTCAGGCATTAACAACTGGTATCTTTACATCACACACAAACTATGTTGACAACAATGGTCCAATAACAAATGTTTATATTTCTCTTGGTAGAACATCTGGTTTTATTATGGAATATATTGGACAAAAAGAATATAGTTCTGGCAATTACAGAAGTTGGCTTTGTGAATATGTTGATGAGGTATGTGATGAGAATGAGATTGTTGGTGAGATTGATGAAACTCGTAAGAAACAATTGATTCTTGAAGCAAAGACTGGTAAACGTATATTTATTGGTGTCAAATAATAATTGATTATAAGCCATTCTAGGACTTTAAAACATGAACCCACCCAACCCTAACAAGAACAAACACCCAGAGCTTGTACGAGCTGCCAGACCCATTCCTGGGTCAAATAAATCATTACTACAGGATGATCTGTTTGATGAGGCAAACTATCCAGCAGAATGGAACATAGAGTTTTTTAAGAGTCTGCCAACATTTGCTAAAAGAGTGGCATACGCTAAAACTAAACTTGGTAAGTTGGGTCAGGGATCTGCAAGAATAGTATTTGATGTTGATGAAAACACTGTTTTGAAACTTGCAAGAAATGACAAGGGAATAGCTCAAAATAATGTTGAATCAGATATTGGTATGAAGGGTTGGTATTCTTTTGTTGCTAAGGTATTTGATGCAGAACCAAATGATCTTTGGATTGAGTCTGAGAAAGCAAGAAAGATGAATGCTGGCGACTTTAAAAGATTGGTGGGATTTGGTTTTAGAGATTGGTGTAATACATTAGACTCTGAGTATAGAGTTAGAAACGGTAAAGGAAAATCTATGTATTTGTCTATACCGAACTATGACCAAATAAAAGAGACAGAGTTACTATCTGACATGGTAGGATATATGATGGATTTTGATGTTCCACCTGGAGATTTAACTAGAATAAATTCTTGGGGAATTGTTAATAGAGATGGACAAGATGTTCCTGTGCTTGTTGACTATGGTTTGACAACAACTGTGTATAATGATTTCTATGCTCCACCTGGTTTCAGAATTAGATAAATGAATTTTTTCCTTCCCACAAAATAAACGATTCATATACATATTAGTAGAATACACTAATAATCAAATATCTCGGAAGGATTTAAAACTTATGTCTGATAGACCAGATGATATGGAATCAATTTTCAATGAAGCAGCAGGAGTTACTCCAAGTAAACCTGCTTCAGTACCTGTACCAACAACCCCACAACAACAAAATGCTCGTAGAGCAAATGAGATTTTCTCTGATCAACCAAAAGTAAAAGAGATGTCTAGAGAACAATATGCCAGACAAGAACTTGGTATAGATATTCCTATTGATGCTTGTCCGCTGCCTTCTCGTGGTCTTGTATATTCGCCAGATTCTCCTTTATATCTTGCCGAGCATGTTGATTATAGATCAATGACTGCAAGAGAAGAAGATATCCTTATGAGTAGAGCCCTTATCAAGAAGGGAACAATGGTAACAGAACTAATCAAGTCTTGTTTGATGGATAAAAACATTGACGTTAGAAGTTTGTTGTCTGGTGACAGAACAGCTTTGATGATTGCAATTAGAATTTCTGGCTACGGAAGAGATTATGTTCAGGGATTTAATTGCCCAAAGTGTGAAGCAAAGAATGAGATGCACACAGACCTTGCAAATCTTGATATCAAGTCATTAGAGATTGAACCAGTTGAACCAGGTCATAACTTGTTTGCTTACGTCCTTCCAGTAACAAAGAAGAATGTTTTGTTTAAGTTTTTAACTGCTGCTGATGAAGAAAAGATAGTACAAGAACTTGACGCAAGAAAAAAGAGAGGTAATCAAAACGATAACCTCATTACTACTAAGCTTATCTCATCAATTGTATCTATTGACGGTAATGATAATAGAGGCGACATTGTAAAGTTTGTTAATTACATGCCAGCAATGGATAGCCGTTCATTTAGAAAGTATCTTGATGACAATGATCCAGGAGTAAAGATGGAGGTAGAGTTCCAGTGCAGTAGCTGTGATTATTTCGATAACATAGCATTGCCACTAGGTTCTGAGTTTTTTTGGCCTGGAGCCAAGTGATAGACAAGAGGTTCTATTAGAACCTTTCTTTAATCTATCCTACTATGGCGGTATGACCTGGGATGTTTATTACAAATGGCCCGTGGCATATAGACGATGGTATATGAAACGACTGAATGAAGAAATAGCAAAGGCAAACAATAGTGGTGAACAAACTCAAGTTTCCAAGGCAGTCCACCACAATGATCCACAAACTAGAGAATTAATGGGAAAGCGGCCATTCGTCCCACATAATCTAAAGCGTTAAAACTTGGCCAATTCAGCTAAACGGTCTAAACCCATATAGACGCAATCAAATCCTCGGATCTTTGCGCTCTTTATGAGTTTTTTCACGTCATCTAAATCATAGATCTTTACTTCAAGAAACTCATTGCTATCTAACTTGAGTTTACCAGTTGGAGTACAGTTTAGAGCCATGTACATATGCTTTATTCCACTGGAATATGGACTATATGGAATACTTCCCAAATGATGTACACTTCCAGCAACCAAACCAGTTTCTTCCTGTAGCTCTCTTGCTGCTGCAACAGAATGATCTTCACCTGGATTGATAGCTCCACCAGGAAGTTCCAAATCATACTTTTCTGATCCTGGTCTAAACTGTTTTACAAGATAGACTTTCTCATCCTTTGTTAAAGCAAACACAGTTACAGAACTTACTTCTTTGGTTGTAATAAAGTGTTGTATTTTTGAGTTTGGTAATTGATATTGTTTAACGACCAATTCCTTTGGGTATTTGGAACCGTTAACGTTTATGATTACATTTCTTTCTCTTAGTTTGCGCATAAATTAATCAAAGTGGCCATTTCTTTCCAGTGATCTGCTCAAAGTTAGCCTTGCTAGTATTCTTTAGGTTTAACTTTTGGATAACAGATTCAATGGTGGCACCTGGTTTACTTATTTCTTCTTGAAACTCTACCGAAGAAGTAATTGCATCCATGATAGCCTTGATTTGTTCTTTTGTTGCACGAATTTTTATTGGTAGTTTTGGTACTTTGATTTCATTGCCTTCAGGAGCTGGAGCCATAGCATCTTCTCCCATCATACCTTGAGAGTTTTGATAACCCTTATAGGCACTGTTCGCAAGATATGCACCAACACTTGCAAAGAACAACTTTCCAGCCCAAGATAGTTTTGGAATGTAGATTTCATTTAATTGTTGTTGCTTTTTATCAGCTTCAACTATTTCTGTTATTGTTTTCTTACTATCGTTGTTATTGCTCATCTGGTTCCTTAAAAATTTTTGTGTACGTTTCTAATTATCGATCAGAGTATTAATAACATATGGCCAATTTAGAAACAACTGCTGAAATTACCAAATTAATGCAAGAACAAACCAAGATATTTGGTATTCAAGCAAAAATGATGCAAGGACAATTGGCTACTATGAAAGCTATTGCTTCTGTAATGCAAGAAATGCCAGCAGAAGAGATATCAAAAAACTTTGCTGCCGCTGATGCTGCTGCCAAAAGTGCAGAAGAAGCTATTGAAGGAATGGCTGCAGCGACAAACAAAGTAGATGAATCTGCTAAGAAAGCAGCCAAATCAACCAAGATAATGGGAACTGGATTTGATGATTTGTTAAAAAAGGCAATGAAAGTTTCTATTGCTCTTGAAGGTTGGAATAAATTCAAAAGCAGTGTTTCTGTTGTGTCAAATCTTGTTAAGGGAGTAGTTTCTACATTTACTACTCTATTAGGTGTTTTGTTTGACATAGGTGTTTCTATTATGTCAGCCCCATTTAAATGGCTTGGTAGTTTAATATCGGGTGCTGGCCAAGGTGGCGGAGGAGAGTTTAGACAGGCCGTAGAAGACGTTAGAAAAGAGTTTGGTCAGTTGGCTACCAATGAAGCTAAGGCTGTCATGAAGGGCTTTAAGGGAATTCAGGGAGATCTTGCAGAAACAGGAATCTCTGCTAGAAGAATTCTTGGTAACATGGCAGAAAGACTTAAGGCAATTGCTGAACTTGCAACAAAGATGGGACCAGCATTTTCTGCATTGCAAGATTCTTTCAAGGATCCACAACAGATAGAAAGAATGGCTGCCTATCAAAAGGGCCTTGGTCTAACTGATGAAGGAATACAGGGTCTTTCTACAAGAGCCATTGCTACTGGTAAAAGCTTCTCCGAACTTGGTAGAGAAATAACAAACTATGCATTTAAACTTGGTGATGCTTTCAATGTAAATGGAAAGATAGTTGCTAGAGCCGTCGGCACTATGATGTCTGACTATAAAAATTTTGGTAACATCAGCATCAAGACAATGACTCAGGCAGCTCTTTATACAAGAAAGCTTGGACTTGAAACAAAAGAATTATTAGGTGTAATTGACAAGTTTGATGACTTTGAATCTGCCGCTGATGGAGCAGCACAACTTAGTCAGGCATTTGGAATGAACGTGGATGCTTTGGCTCTTATCAAAGAACAAGATCCAGCAAAAAGATTTGAGATGCTTCGTAGTGAGTTTGTTAAGACAGGAAAAGATATCAATGCTCTTACAAGACAAGAGAGAGCATTGTTAGCAGCACAAACTGGTTTGTCTGATGAGGCTTTGTTAAAGGGCTTCAACAAACAAGCAATGAGTTATGAAGAGATTGAAAAAGAATCAAAAAAGGCCGAAAAACAACAATTAACACAAGCCCAAGCAATGGATAAACTGGCAATGTCTATTGAAAGACTTGTTAAATCTGGTGGTGGCATTGATGGATTCTTTGATGCTTTTATTAAGGGCATTGGAATAGGAATGGAAAGATCTAAAGAATTCAGAGAGATGTTTAGATCAATTCAAAGAGCCCTACAAGCTACTCTACAAGCTGGCATTGCTGTTGGTAGAGCAATTATAGATACTTGGCCAGGAATGAAAGAGATGTTTGCTGGTGTAAGAGACTTCTTCAAAGAGATTGGTTCATTTACTGATAAGCTTAAACCAAAGGGCATTATGATGAAGGTTGCGGGAGCCTTTAAAGACTTTCTAGCTGACCCAAAAGCAAGCCCAGAGGGATTGTTTAACCAACTTAAAAAGTATTTCTTTGATCTGTTTGATACAAATAATCCAAACGTGGCAAAAGCCATTGATGGCGCCAAGAAAGTATTCAAGAGAATATTTGAAGTAATGGCTGGAGCAATTAGGTTTGGTATCAAAGAGATGACCAATCTCTTGACCAATACAACTGGTATCTTTGCGGCACTAAAAAATCCAAATGGTCCAGAGTGGCAAAAGATAATGGGGAATGCATCTAGTTCACAAGGTGGAATAACAAAGTTCCTGTTAGAAATGCTTAAACCATTCATTGATATATGGAATGATCCAACGTTGTTGACAAACTTTAAAAATGCTATCTTTGATTTCTTGGAAGCCGGTTGGGATTTATTAAAGCTTGGATTTGATACTCATATCATGCCACATATAACAAAATATTGGGATGAAAATGGTGGAAAGATAATGTTGGGTCTCGGAACAGTAATATTTGGACCAGCAATTGTTTCAATGTTAGTTGCTTCAATGATTAAAGGATTAGCAATAGTTCTTGGTAACTTTATAGCCAAGGGTGCGCCTATGGCTGCCGAAGCTACTGCTAGTGTTCTAAGTAAAAAGAAAACAATGGAAGCGGTTGCTGAGGCTGCTGAAACTGTTCCTGGATTGTCTGACGCTGGTAAAAAAGTAAACCCGATGTCTGTTAAAAACATATTGGTTCTTGCCGGTGCTCTTTTGGCAATTGGTTTGGCGATCGCTGTGACAATGTGGGGAATAAGTAAAGTTGCCGGATCAATGTCTACAGAAGAAATAGCAAAGACTGCAGCAGTTATGACTTCTGGTGCAATAGCTTTTGGTATCATGGCAGTTGGCATGGCTGCCTTAATTGCTGCTGGATCATTGATACAGTTATCTATGGGAACAGCCATAATAGCAGCATTGGCAGGCCTGGGGGGCCTCGCCCTTATTGCTGGGGCAATGGCTTTTGCCTTTTTGGGTATGCAGAGTACATTTAGAAAGATTGATATGATAGCTCTTGGTAAGCTTGAAGCTGTAATTGGAGCAATGTCTATAGCTCTTGCAGCAGCAGGAGCGGTTTTGGTAGCCAGTGGGTTTATTGGGACAATCACAGTGTTTAGTGCTGGCATTTCTTTCTTGTTGGTTACAGCGGGTTTATCTGTTTTGATTAGTATCATCAACACAATGGTTGATAGTTGTATCGAAATTATTAACAAACTTGACAAATTAAATTTGTCAAGCAGTTTTGGTATGAAAATTGATTCATTTGGTAGAATGCTAGGATTTTTTGTAGATATAATAAAACTTGTCGTACCATTTTTAAGTGAGGGCGCCCAACTTTCTGCATCTGATGCAGCCAGAAATATCGAAAATCTATTGGATCCAATAACAAGTTTTGTTAGCAAACTAATAGGCTCTTTTTCTAAGCTTATAGGAATTATGACAAAAGATGAAGTGAAAACTGGAGATCTGGAAAAAATAGGAGCGATCTCCCCAATAATAGGTTCTTTGTCTGAAATAATCAAAGCAGTGCTGCCAGCAGCAGAATTGTTGTCAGGTAAAAAAGACGATATTATTTCAAAACTTGAAGGAGCATCAGCGTATGTTAAATCTTTGACAAATATGTTGGTAGAATATTTGCTACCCAGTATTCAGATTTTGTTAGAATCTGGATTGAAAGGTATTGAAAAGATTCCGATGGAGAGTGTCGAAAAATTTAAAACAATATTTTCAGTTTTATCTTCTATTTTTGCTTCAATTGTACCGTCAGTTGAATTTATTAATTCGTTTAAGACGTTCAAAAAAAGTTCTACAGAAAATGCAGGTTCTAAAAATGATTATCAGGAATCAGCAATAAATATTGATGCAATGCGTGATGCACTTGGAGCGATGGGTGGTGCATTAACTGGGTTTCTAAACAGTGGGTTAGGAGCAGATGGTTGGATTAATTCGGTATTGAGCATAATGGATAAATTACCAGCTGTATTTGCTGGAAAAAATATCAATAAAAGTTCAACACAATCTTTTAATACCCTCATTAAGGTAATAGAAGGAATGAAGGTTATAGCTGAATTCTTTGGAAAACAGTCAGAGCTTACTTCTTGGATATCTGGAGTTGGTGGGAAAAATCATGTTGATTTATTTTTGACTAATTTCAAAGTATACATCATTGATCCATTGTTGGGAAGAATGCCAAAAATTATGTCATCTTTTGAACAGATCGACCAAAACATAAAAGATGTAAGCATTGCTAGAATAGAAAAAGTAAGAAAAAGTTTGTCTGGCATGGTTAAAGTTATTAATGACACTGATAGTGGGATACAAACTCTTTTGAATAGTCCATTGCATCTTGAAGCAAATATAGGAAAAGTTGTGGACAAAATTGGTTTAAAGAACAGTGCTGAATATAAGTTTAATCGTGGTGAACTAAATGTTACTGTCCAACTAGAAGTAAAGATAGATGCAGAAGATTTAGCATTTATTGTTAAGAAACAAAAGGCATTTAAAGGAACTACCGATAAATAAGGGTTGAGTGTTATATGAGTTTATTTGATGAATTACTTAAATCAAACCATTATCAAGAACTACTACAAAAGCTACCAGAAGATGAAAGGGAAGTTGTAATAAAATCATTGAGAGAGTTTGTGGATACTTTTGAAAATAATGTTTTAAAGCCACTTGAGAATTACAAACCAAAATAGTTATAGGGTATGGGTAACGACAAAGATATTGACATCACAACCGAGGGTATAAGACAGCTCGTAGTTGAAGAACCACCAAAAATGATTCTTGAAAACAGTGGTGATGGTAAAACCGTTGTCTTTGATCAAGATGATTTGGTTCCTGCAACCAAAAGAAAACTCGGGGATCATCTAGCTAAGATAACTTCTGTAGCTGGCAACAATCCTTCAATAAAAGTAGACTCAAAAGACATCTCACTTGTTGATGCCAATGGTAATCCAACTGCTATCAGTGATGAAGATAATAACGCTACAACCACCTTTAATAAAGAATATTCGAAGCCAACAACTGAGAAGTCTCAAAAGGCTGTTAGCTCATTTAAATCTTTATCAAACTCAAACTTTCTAAACATTAATGATGATCTTACTATTGATGTTGCCAAAGGTAAAACCAGCAATCCAAAATCAATAAAAGTACAAGATCTTTACACAGACGTAAATGAGAATCTTGACAAATCAAAAGTTTCTAAGATTGTCGTGGAAAGACAACTCCAGAACAATAGGTTCTCTGGTAACAGTGTTTACATTGACAAGAACACTTCTGTATTAGAGGAAGACAGTAATGTTGGCATATCTCATTTACAACAAAATCTTGGAACATATACCCCAAAAAAGTGGCCAGATGTACCAGACAACAGTGAAGATGTAAGTTTTAAAGTCAAGAATCTAAAGAATCTTGGGTTGCAAATCTTAATGGAATCTAGTGGTGAGTATTATATCCCACAAGATACAGACAATGTTGGTCAAGTGTTACTTGCTAAAGCTGCTGCAACAGCTCCAGGTCTTGCAAGAATGGGTTTAAGGGTTAGAAACAACAGGTTTCAAGCTGGAGAAGTAGCTAATACAGTCAATCCAAAATTTCAAAAAGCATCAAGGTTTCCAGAGTTGAAAGATAATTCAAATCTGTCTTATGGAAGCGTTAACAATCCCCTTGTTCCATTTAATGCAATAAGCACTTCAAATTCACAAGCTGCTGCGGTAATACTTGCAGCAACAATTGGAGCAGTCCTACAAGCTTTATCTTTGGCTGTAGATAAAATGGGTCCTAGTGGGCTTTCAAATCCAGTTGGAGCGTTATTATCTTCTTTTGGATCTGGTGGCGACAAAAATAACTTTAAAACCAATAGGGAAATTAGGCAACAAAGACTTGGAAAATATTCTTTTCCATCAACTCCTGGAGAAAGTAGCAAAGAACAGGATAAATACAAATATTCTTTATCTGGATTGGTTGCAGAAACAAAAGAAGACTATGCTAAATGCGTGTCACATGGCCTTGTAGTCTTCTTTGATGCCCCAGAACCCGGCCTACTCAGTCAGCTTGGTGGATCTGCCATGGGAGCTGCCAATGCTGCAACCGGCGGTCTTTTAGAGGCTTTGGGCATTGATACTCCATATGATAACATCGTTGATGCTCCTGGTTTTTACAATGTTATTTTAAGAATGTTGATTCAATCAACTGTCAGTGATGTTATGGGATTAATTGGCCCCGCAGCTTCATTGATTGGTCATGGTTCACAAATGGAAAACATAGGTGCTCCGGGTGCTCTTGATATAAACAGAACTATTGGGCTTGATGCTGATCCAACAAATTTATTAAATGCCATTGGCAATCTTAAGAATTCTAGAATCATTAAATTCATGAACATTATGGCAAGTCTTGGAGATTTGCGTTTTAGAGTTGCTATTGGAGAACCAAAAGATAAAAAAGATTTGACAAGTTCTATAGATGATATAGACGATCAAGATTATGATCATGTTGAGATAGATACCGGAGTATTTCCTAATCCTGCTTCCTTGATAAAAAAAGATAGATTATCTGACAAGATTACCACTCACCACGCAGGTACAATAGCGTGGAGTTCCAATACAATTAGATCAATGTATTTGCTTCCAAAAAGTTTAATTGAGGCCAGTGTAAAGTATCAAGGAAATAGTCTAGCTGCACCACCTCAAAAAGATAAAAACTTCTTATCGGGTGAAAAAGATAAAAATAGAATTAATGCAAGTTACGTCGAAGCAGTAGAAAGAGAATTGGACAGTTGTTATATGCCATTCTATTTTCATGATGTCAGAACAAATGAGATAATATCTTTTCATGCCTTTATGGAATCAGTAAATGATTCTTGGACTGCCGAATACAATGAATCTGAAGCATTCGGTAGAGTTGGTAAGATTTATTCTTACAAAAATACAAATAGAGAAATAAGTTTTTCTTTCAAAGTTGTAGCAACTTCCAGAAACGACTTTAGTGATATGTGGTATAAAATAAACAGATTGATAATGTTGTTATGCCCACAATATACAGCAGGAAGATCTATTGATACTGGCAATGGAAAGTTTATCCAACCATTTTCACAACTTATATCTAACTCACCATTGATAAGAGTAAGATTAGGAGACTTGTTTAAAACAAACTATAGTGAGTTTGATCTTGCAAGAATGTTCGGATTAGGTACAGAACAGTTTGATTTAAGAAAGAGTGTCACTGTAATAAAAGATAATCCTGAGAACATAAAATACAAAAAAGATTTAGATAATCGTTTTTCACAAAACCCACCAATATTACTTGAAGGAGATAAAATTAACCTCCAAACAACAGGTATTTTTAGAAATGGCAATGTTATAGCTCAAAAGAAATTTACTGGGATTCGAACATTATATGGAGAATATGTCGGTGTAGATCCAAAAAACAGTAATCGCTTTTTGTTTAAATTGGACAATTCAACTAATGATCCCATTAGTCTATTATACGGTCCGGCTGCTACTGTTGGTTATAGTATTGGGTATAATGTTGATTATTATGAAAAAAACTTTCCTGATGATACATTATCTTCGGTTGTTGATCTGACTGAAGATAGAGACGCATTTTTTAATCCCGAGTCGAATCCAATTATTAAATCATTCGACTCGGTGGCTGGTCAAGGTCTGCCAGGGTTTATAAAGAGTTTGTCTTTTGATTGGTCAGATGCTAGATGGGAAACTGAAGAACTAAATCATAGAGCTCCAATGTGGTGTAAAATAGACATATCTTTCTCACCAATATTTGAATTGTCACCAGGTCTTGATTCGTCAGGTGCTCCAATCGGAATGCCATACAATGTTGGTTCAATTATGAATCTATTGAAGTCTTCAAAAAGAAAATCAAGGGAATACGCACAAAAGAAGTTCTTAGATAGAAGATCCTCAGCCAATACGCCTGAAGAAAATAAAGAAAACAATTCAAATAAAAAGCTGATCGGCGTATGAAAGTAGGAAGTTATGTCGTTAAAAAGATATGCCAGAACAAGATATTATGATTTGGGTTACAATTATGGAACTTCAAACTGTATCCCGGTTATTAGAGAGAACATTGCCAATGGCAATATAAGAATAATTGAAGAATTTTCAATAAAAGAGTCTGAAAGACTAGATATAATGGCAGGCAAACGCTGGGGTGATGGAAAACTTTGGTGGTTAATTGCTGCTGCATCAGATATTGGTTGGAGTCCACAAGTTCCTCCTGGAACATTGATTAGAATTCCAAACATTGATGATTGTGCAAGATTTGCTGGGTAAAAATGGTATCATCTAAAAGAAAATTAACAGACGCAACCAATAAATTGGTAAAGTTTTTTGACCTACCAAATGCCGAATCTGTCGAGCAAGCTTTAAATTCTTTGGAGAAATTAACAGGATCTCCAAGAGCCAAAACTTCTCCAACCGAAAAAAGACATCCGAATAAACTTGAAATTGAACTTAATAATTTGTTGATAAACACGTCAGGCGGCGCATTATTGACAACAAAATTAATAAAAAGACTTCAAGAACTTGGTACTGGCACAAGAATTAATGATTTATTGGGAATATGTTTTGTTGATAATGGCGAAAAATCAAACATCAAAGAATTGTTGCAATTAGAAGACAACTCCCCAATAAATAGCACCATTGATTCACCAAGTAAAGAAGCTCCGAATATTTCAATAATCTTTTCTAACTCTGTAAGAGTTTCACTAGAACAAAGAAATGTAGATGCTGTAACAATTTTCATGAATGGAATTCCAAGTTTAGAATTAGCCAGAGCAACTCCTTTTGTCAATATTCAATTCTTTTTTCCAAGGCCTCCTCGTTCTGGTAATAATGAAATTCAATCTCTATCGTTAGTAAAGTTTCTTGAGGGTGCAAAAAAGGTAAACGAAAATACTGCTGAAAGTTTGATGGTTGATGGAGCATCTGTAACAGCAGGTTTGATTGCATCAAGTAAAGCTGCTGCAGAGCAATCGCCAACTTATTCAACTGCCGGTATGGAATTATTTACTTCCCCTCAGACTCTTGTAAACGCAGATATGACAGATAATGAATCACTTAGGGCAAATCCAGTGTTAGATAAATTTAGACCATTGTTGTCTTTCAATGATTTAGAAATCACAATTGTTCCAACTAAAGGTTTAATGTCCAACAAAACTGCAACAATGAAGATGACTTTGCATGACAGATCAAGATTGTCAGAAGTGGCAGAGCTTATCAGACCAGACATGTATGCTTTAAATGAAATCATGATTGAATATGGTTGGCATCATCCTGATGGAGAAAGTATTGTTGGAACAGATAATCCATATGGTGATTTGATCAATGGAATGAGACTTAAAGAAAAATTTGGCATCATAAATTCTAGTTTTACATTCACAGATGCAGGAGCAGTTGAGATAACTCTTAAATTATCAATGCGTGGTTCAATAGCTTTTGACACAGAACTTATTTCCTCTACAGATAAATTTTCTGGCAACACTATGAAAGAAATAGAAAAATTGCAGGAACTTGTTGGAAAACTTAGAGAGAAAGTATTCCCACAATCAGCAAAATCAAAAGAGATACGTGGTGTTCAGATTTTAGATGCAGCTAGTGATGCTACAAGTTATTTTACTTTAAGCCCAGAACTCAAGAAAGCCTTAAACCAAATAACTGCCGACTTAAACAAAGGTAATCCGGATGCTAAACAACTAAGTAAAGCCCTTAATGAGTTATTGGCCGATTCAAACAAAAAAGGCAATACATCTTTAGTTCAAAAATTGAAACAAAACATAATTGGTGCTGTAGATGAAAAAATGAAAAAACTTACAAACATCAAAGATCCATTTTTGGATATAGCTATAGATTCTTTGGAGAAGAAAGGTTCTGAGACTGCAAAAAAATCTGGAAGAACTGCTAAAAGAATAGGCACTGGTAGAAATAAAAAACCAACAGATGCAGAGAAGGCTGCCCCTGCGGCCGGAACTGCACCAGCCACAGGTGCAACTCCATCAGTTAAAAAGATTGACAATACAAACATTAAAAATGTGTTGAATGGAGAGATATCTCTTGCTACTCTATTACTTCATTTTGTGGCTGAACCATTAGCAAACTCAAAACAGTTTGATGAGATTCAATTTATCTATTATCCGTTTAATTCTTATGCTGCGTTTGCAAGAGACATGAATATAGGAAATTTTATTGTTGATATGGGATATCTGTCAGAGATGTTAACCAAATATAGACTTGAGCATGTTAGCAAATCTGGCATTATGACTTTAAATCAATTCTTATCGTTTTTGGCTGAAATATTACTAGATGATCCAGCTGCACGATCTTTCGGATTGATGGAAAATGGAAAACCATTGTTTAAAGATGTTACTAAAGATGGTCAAACAAGTATAGAAACGGTAGACGAAGCTCCAACTTACAACGATAGAGTCAATAAATTGTTAAAAACAGTTACCCCTGATGGAACATTTAGGATGCCACAGATTCAATTTTATGTCGAAGCATTGTCAGAAGATATAGATGCTGAAGATGGACAAGATATTTTAGCAACCAACGGTAGAACAATTCTTAGAATTCATGTGTTTGATAAACAAGCTAGTTCGTATACAACACTCAGTTCTTTGTTGTCAAGTATGAGAGATACAGAATTGGATAACATAAGTCTTGCTGGTAAAAACAATAATACTTCCACATCAGATAAAGAAAAAAATAAAAGAAAACAAAGTGATCAAGAAATCGCTGAACTTCAAAGTAAGGCTAATCTTGATCAAGCTAATGCTGTTATCAAGGCTGCGGCGGACAGTGAAGGTTTGATAAGACCTGTTGCTGATAATAGTGACATGTATACTGTCTCTGGTGGTTCTCGTAAGTTGAAAGAATTCATACAGAGTTCAATGCCATATATCATATATGGTGCTCAAGGTACAACAATCTTAAAAGCTAATTTGTCATCGATACAAGATCCAAAACTAAATACAGTCAACTTGCTTAGAAGTTTCCAAAAGAGTCAATTGCAACCAAATGGAGAAAACCCTGGTGGCCTACCAATGAGAGTAATCCCAACCCAATTAGAAATAAACATGCTTGGTTGCCCATTGATAGATTTTGCTCAAGCTTTCTACGTGGACTTTCAATCAGGAACAACTGCCGACAACATTTATGCAGTATCCGGAATAACTCATAAGTTTTCTGCTGGTAGTTTTGCAACAGATGTGAAATTTGGTCCATTGGATGCTTATGGAAAGTATACAAGCGTTATTGACAAGGTTACTGATGCCATTAAGACAGTTGCTGAATATAGTAAGCAAATTCCTGGAAGCACTGAGCCTCCATCTTCTGCAAAATAACTTGTTTATTTCTTATTCCACATGTGACATACTTGTTGTGTGGAATTTTTCATAAACAAGAAAGTCTTTGGCAGTCCTTTTAACATTATTTGCAAGGATAATGGAGAGATTGTTAAAACAGATGAACATCCAACAGATATTTTGGATGCCAGTTCTAAAGAGGCCTGGCTATTATCAAAATTGTTTGGTTTTGATTTACCAAGATTCCCTCCAAAGAAGTTTGTTAGATCAATGGAACATGTTACTCCAATAAAGGAAGACATGCCTTGGTTTAGTATTCTACCAGAAAATGTCTATAAAAAGGAAGTAAAAAAGTTTATTGGTAGACTCCAAGATAGTTTTGGAACCTTTGATTTCTCTTATTATAGAGACAGTTATTGTAAGCATACTCCATTGTTTGAAGCTCTTAGACCTGCCAAGGTAAACACTAATATCTTTTTAGAAAATCTTGACAAGAATTTTGGAGATCATGATTCAATAAAGACATTTGTACCCGAGAATGGATTTACAGCAAAGCCTTATTATGATAGATTCGGGACAATCACTGGTAGATTGAAAATAGCCAAAGGTCCAAATATCCTAAATCTAAAAAAAGATTACAGGCATATGCTTGAGTCTAGGTTTGGTAAGAACGGTAAAATCTATTATCTTGATTATTCTTCTTTGGAACCACGAACAATTCTTTCAATCAATGGGAAGAAGAACATTCCGAAAGATGTGTACACTCATATCTTAAACGAGATTGGATTAAAGAATGTATCTCGTGCTGCAATAAAGATTGCGGTCTTATCTAAGATATATGGAAGCTCTGATTCGGCCATCATCAAACAACTAAAAGGCGTTGTAGATTATCCAGAAGATCTGATCAACATGGTCACTGATTACTTCGGCATTGAGCAACTCAAACAAAATGTATCCCAGGAATATTTTAAAAGCGATGGAAGG